TGTTGATAAAGCGAACTCCACGCATACGTGCCTATGGTTCTCTTTGTCTTTTCTGCCCACGCCCTATCGTAACCGTGTTCTGGCCACAGGGTTTCGCCGTACTCTCTATGCAATAAATCCGTTTCGGGGTTTTCGCATACGGCAGGCAAGGAAAGGACGTCCCATTCTTCGCCGTCAATTTCCAGTAGCGACGCCGCAAGGTCTTGGTCGTGCCAACGCGTCAAGATAATAATGATAGACGCGCCTGCGTGCAATCGCGTGAAAATTGAAGATTGATATTCCGCAAGCAGTTTCTTTCGATATGTCGGGGATTCTGCCTCTTCACGGCTTTTAATCGGGTCGTCGATAATGAGCAGGTCAGCACCATTACCAGTAATACCACCGCCTACACCGACGGAAATCATACCGCCTCCGTGTTCTGCTATTTCCCAACTCGTCTTCTTCGCTTGCGTTGGCGATACTTCCACCCCGAAAAGCTGTGAGCCGAACTCATAGACTTTATCGCGGTTGCTTGCGCCGAACTGTTGAGCAAGGTCTTCGCCGTAGCTTACTTCGATTACCCTGCGGTCTGGGTGTTTTCCTAAATAATATGACGGAAACGTTTTCGTAACCGTCATAGACTTGCCGTGTCGTGGGGGCATAAATATCATAAGGCGCTTTATCTCGCCTCTTTCTACTTTTTCAAGTTTGTCGCATACCAGAGCAAGGTGTCTGGCTCTCTCCCACTTGCCGTGATGGACGAGCTTGACGTAATCGGCATAGTTCCTTCTCGCAAGCTCGTATCTCGCTTGTTCTGCAAGAGCGTTTAGCTGTGCGGTTGAATAACTACGCCTCTCATTCTTCCGCATTTGCAAGAGTGGCGATACGACGCAACTCGTCTTCCGATAAACCACTCATATCTACTGTGTTCACCGTGCCAGACAGTTTAATATTCTGCGATTGCGCCCACTCGCCTGTTCCCTTACTTCTGTTGTTGAGCCAGTACATAATCGCCATAGTATCAGGCGGTATATGCTTTTTCGTTTTGCGGACTTTAACGGGCTTTGTGTTTCCGTCCTTGTCAACTTCGACGATATTTTCCGATTCTTCCACGTCATAGCCCAATGCGCGTTGAAAAAGTTTCTTCTCGACTTGTGCATCAGCAACGTTTTTCCCGTTAATTAAAGCCTCTGCAAAGGACGGAAAATCGTTCTTCCAACGCGCGAGTGTTCGACGAGTTATACCGAACGCGTCTGCTATTTCTTCGTCGGTTGCGCCTTTCATTGCGAGAGACCAACCCCAATCGTCGTGATACTTTGCGTTATAACCACTTGGAGCAGGCATATCAATTACCTCCTAAATAGTCAGCCGCCCAAAGTTCCAACGCTCTCCACTTGTTCTTGCCGTCGATATCGCCGTTTTCGACCATCTTTTTCAAAGCCTGCGAGATTACCTCTGCCGCTTCTTTGGGAATTGCGCTACTGCCGAGAACAGACGTCAACTGCGTCCATTCTTGCGTGTCGTCGAATTGCAAATCGTCGAACAAGCGTTCCGTTCCTTTTATCATAGCGTAGATTGCCGCGCCCGTATTCTTCACGTTGCCAAACTCTTGATACTTCGCAAGCGTATCCACGAAAGGTTTGTGCAGGGCTTCGTCTGCTACGCCGACAAAATCGGGGTGCTGTGTTTTCAAAACCTCAATGAGCTTATCAAGGTCTTTTACTTGATGCGGTAAGAACGTGAACGTGATATTCTTCCACGCATACTCTACTTTGGGGGATATGAGCTTTTCAAGTTCTGCCATAGGCTCGCCGAGAATTTCTTTCCCTGCATAGCTTTCAAGCATATCGTCAACGCTGTCTATGAGCTTAACGATTTCTTTTAACGTGCTTTGGTCGTCGAACCCGCTAATTGCGTTGTGGGCAATTTGCTTTGCGGCGATCTGTGAGCGCGTAAGCCCCGTAATGTCGAGAATAACGAAAATACTGTCAAGGACGCCCGAATCTTTTGCGGACCGTATTCTATGGTGTCCGCTTATGATTTCGATTTTACCGTCTTTTAAGGCGCAGAAAGGAAGACTCTCCAACTGTCCGCGCTTGCGGATATTGTCCGTCAACTGTTTCTGCATTTCCGTTTTCATAATACGTGCGTTAATGTCTTGCTCTCTCAAAGAAGTAAAAGGCACTTTGGCGATTACAAGCCCGTGCCCCAAATCAAGCATTTGCTCGTATGGAACTTGCTTTACTTCTGCTTGGTTTTCTGTCTTTCCGTTCTCCATCTGTCCTCCTTCGCAAGCCATTCGGCAAGCGTTTCCTTTTCATTTCTATTTTTGAACTCCGACTCGTAAGTGAGCCTAAACCCCATCTTCTTATCGGGTATCTTCTTGGTAAGTTTCATAACCCCGCGCATTTCCTTTGCTTCGGGGTACTTCGTCATTTGAACCGTCTTTAATCGGTGGGCTTTCTCGCGTTCAATATCGTTGCAAATACTGTCGATAAACGCCCGATTCTGTGCAAGCATTGTAAGCAATCGCCCTAAACGGTAGGTCTTGTGCGGAACGGTCATACCATACATAAGGAAAACCGCGTCGCTGACCTGTGTACCGAACGCGCCCATTGTCAACGCCGCTTTGTCGATACCGAACACCCCTGCAATCTTCCCATCAATGAGCACCGCCATATTGATAGGCGCGGCAGAGCCTACGAAATTGTGCGTCCACAACTGCCTATAATACTGCGCGTTCACTCTCTCGATAACGCACGTCTGTATTTTGCTTTCGGGCGTAATCACGTAGTCGCGCGGTAGCATAGAACATTCAAGCGGTTCTAAATGCCCTTCGTTCGGACGCGTAATCTTTTTCCCTTTTGCAAGGTCTGTCGCTTCTTCTGGTCTGTTCGACGTAATATACACGTTTACGCCTGCGCGGACGCCGTACCTTGCGAAGATGGGCGCGCCTGCCGTTTTGTACGGTTCGTTTTCTTCATAGCAAAGAACAAGGGCTTTTGCGTCTTGACACTTTGCGTACAAATCTTTCAAGCCCGTCTTAACGTCGAAAATACCGTACTTTGGTTCTTTCCACGTCATTTTACCGCCCGTGTCGTACCACTTTTCAAACCCTGCCGTGTACGTCGGGGGGTTCGCTATTACGATTGTGTGTTCGTCGTCGAGAACTTCGTCCAAGTGTTCCCACATATCCAACGGGCGATAAGTCATTCCCTTTAAGGAATCCCTTGCCCTTTGCAACTGCTCGTTAATGTCCTTGATATGCTCTTCACGGCGATAATGCAAGTCAAGCAGTATATTGTGGAAGTAGTCTTTCCCTGCCTGCTTTGCCGTGCGGAGATAAATCTGCGCGAACAACGCCGTTGCAGGGTCTTTCATTTCCTCGTCCGTAAAACCCTCCGCTTTGATTTCAAGGTCTTCGAGCGTCTTGCCCATAATGGCATAGCCCATAATAGAAGTAAACATAGCAACGTCGCTTGCTTCTATCTGCTCTCCCTTGAACCCTGCCTGCACCGCCAAGTGCGACATAGCAAACGCACCAGCGCAAGGCTCAACTACTCTTGTGTATCCCGCTTTCCGCGCGTTTTCGAGTAGTGGTTTGAGAAACTTTTGCTCTTGCGAAACAAGCGTTCCCATAAACAACGCACCGGGATTTTGAAACTTTGGCACTTGTGAACCTCCTATTTTGTCTATACAGCAAGAAAGAAGGCTATACGTGATTTTCGTATAACCTTCTATCTAAAAACTTATGGTCCGCCGAGAATGACTTGAACAATTCAACCCCCAGATTAAGAGTCTGGTGCTCTGCGTTGAGCTATCGGCGGATATTTTGGGGAACGGACGCCGCTACTTACGTTCGCTCCCCTATTTGTGGGTTTTCACCACTAAAAGGAGAAAAACTACAAATTGTCGAACAGACTTATCTGTTCTGCTTGCGGTTTGTGCCCCGAACCTTTTGGTAAGGACGGGTCAATCAGTTCTACAACTTTCTTTCCCGTTCTCGCTTCAAACCATTCAGCGAAGACAAGTCTATGACACCATTCGTCGGGGATTCTTACGTCCTCGTAACAGCAAACAACTACGTCTTTGCCGTAAACGGTGTAGGGCTTTAACAATCTAACGATTTCCTGTATTCCGTATCTATCCAAATGCTTGAAGTATTTGGGGGTAAATACGCTACGGTCATTTTCGTTAAAAAGATAACCGGGCGGGGCAATCTCGATTATGTTCCCTGCTTTTACATAACCCAGAGGGAACTTCGGTTCGCTCCGAGTTATGCCGACCACCGTATATTTTCCCGTCTTCAATTCGGGATTTTGATACCTACTTGTGTATAACTTCATATCGCTTTCGCCTCTATCAAGCTACGGAGGGTAGAAATACCAACGCTCTTGACTTTCTCAATGTCCTTGCCTAACTGCCGATAAAAATCGGGGTAGAGCATACATTCGTAAGCCATTTGCATATCCTTCGATTGCTGTTCGGTAATTCCGATTCTAAAATTTTTTGCTATTCGCAAAGCCTTTTTGAAATCGCCTTCCGCGAAAAATTGTTTTACTTGCTCCGTCTTTTTCATATCTTTCTTACCGTTAAGTAATTTTCATACTTTCATTCTATCCCTTTTGCAAGGGAAAGTCAAACGTAAAAACGATATTTTGACGGATTTTTTCGCGAAAATTTATTTTTGGTCGCCGTCTTTTTTAGGTGTGTCATATCAATCGACGATACCATATTACCAAAAAGTAATTGAAAAGTCAATGACATTTTTCTGACACGCAAATTAGACGGTAAGTATGTTTTCAAGGTCAAGACCGAAAAACAGGGTAGTCAATTCTTCACAAGCTCTGTCAACGTCGCGGAAAACTGTACGTTCTGTTACGTATTCCTGTTCGGAGATATCAATGGCAGACTTGGTTTCTTTTGCTAAATACATAGCTTCCAACACCCTCCACCTTCTCTCCAACTCTTGCTTTCCTGACGTCAAGCAACGAGTCTTGTATAAATCCAGCATCATATCCACGTGCTTTAAGATGGCTTGTGTTCTTACGATACTGCTTCTTATGCTCGACACCTGTCTTACTTCTTCCGTGCTTATACCGAATGTTTCAAGCAACTGTACGTCTTCATCCGTCAATAACGCCCCTACTTCCCCTACGGCGTTCTCTCCGTAATCAGACAGCCACTTATACTTCTTCAATAGCAGGCGCGCGTTATGAAGACGTTTATCCTTTCTTCTCTTTACGCCTTCCGCGACGTGCTTTTGATAAGCCTCTATTCCTTTCTTTGCCGCAACCGCCGAAATAGCGTCTATGATATTCTTCGGCAAATCGACGGTTGTCTTCTTGCTTTCTTTCGCGGGTTCGGTGGGGGTTACTTCCCCCACTTCTGCCACTACAAGACCTGTTTCTTTCCTATCTTCTTTCATAAGCCTTTCTACGTTGAACTTCTACCCTGTTCTCCGCACCTCCTTAAATTACTTTTAACAGGGGTTCTACCATATCCACCTGTTCCCATGCGTGGGGCTTATCGTCGCCGAAATGTCCGCCGTAGCTCGTTTCCTTGAAGCAAGGCGTTTTCAAATTGAGCGTACTAATAATTCCCGCAGGGGTTAAATCGAATACTTGCAATACGGCTTCCTTGATTTTGGACTTATCCACCGTTTCCGTTCCGAACGTTTCAATATCCACCGCCGTAGGTTCTGCTCTACCGATTGCATACCCGATTGCCACTTCACACTTCTTCGCAAGACCTGCCGCAACAATGTTCTTTGCCACATATCTTGCCATATACGCGCCCGACCTATCTACTTTCGACGGGTCTTTCCCGCTAAATGCGCCACCGCCGTGATGAGCAATACCGCCGTAGGTATCCACCATCAACTTTCTTCCCGTTAAACCCGTGTCTGCATCATATCCACCGAGCACGAATTTACCCGACGGGTTAATAAGAATTTCCGTATCTTTTGTGATTGCGAGTTCGGGAATTTCCAAATCACAGGAAAAACTTTCAAACAAGGGCTTGATAATACAACGTTCTACTTCCGTCTTCAATTCCTCAACGTTTTTCCATTCTTCGTGTTGAGTGGAAATCAATACCGACTTAACCCCAACCAACTTTCCGTTCTCGTCATACGCAAGCGATACTTGGCTTTTTCCGTCCGGGAGCAAGCCCTTAATTGCGTCTTTCTCACGGAAGAACGTCCATCTGTTCGTGAGCTTATGCGCGAGGTCGATTGCAAGGGGCATATAAGATTTAGACTCGTCGCAAGCGTATCCGTAAACGATACCTTGATCCCCTGCGCCCTGTTCCTCTTCCTTCTCTTTGAATACACCGCCTGCAATGTCGGGGCTTTGCGTGTGGATTCTTACTTCGATTTCAAGCCCTTCGGTGTTATAACCGACCTTTTCAATGGCGCTTCTTACGATTTCTTCGTATTCGGGCTTTGCTTTGGTGGTAATTTCCCCTGCAATAAACGCCTTGCCTGCCGTGAGCATTACCTCACACGCCACCCTACTATCCTTGTCGTTCTTCAAACAAGCGTCGAGGATGCTGTCCGCGATATAGTCCGCGAGTTTGTCGGGATGCCCGATAGTTACCGATTCTGCCGTTACAATTTTCATTTCTTTTGCTCCTTATTACTTTGAATTTCTTTCGCC